TTAAATCGTGTTGATGCCGTAAATTCTTTATTTAGTAAAAACGATTTTAAAGAAAATATTCTTTTTGGTAAAAGAGTGCTTAACAGCGATGTTAAGTTTATGGTAAAATATTATCCTTGGCAAAAAGACGCTGTATATACGCAATATGATAGTACAGTTAATTTAGAAGGAACTAATTTTTATTCTGTTGTTGGTCCTACTAATAACGATTCTGGCGATTATAGAGTTTATAAATGTTTATCTAATAATAATGGTGCAACTTCAACTGTACCGCCAAATTATAATCCAACTACAACAAACCAAATTTACAGAATGCCAGACGGTTATGTCTGGAAATTCATGTTTTATTTAACAGAGCAAGAGTTCGAAGCATATAACGCATCTGGTTTTATTCCGCTTACTGGTGTTTTTGATATTAACCCTGACCCAGCAGCAGACGCAAATAATGTTATTACAGGTTCAGAAATAAGTGATATTTTCGTAGAAAACTATATTGACAATAACGGTTATCCATTTTTAGAAAATGGTATTATAGCCGGACCTCCTGCTAATGACGGAACAATACTTTTAAGATCTAGCGAATTAAGCGAAATCCAAAACTATTATTCTGGAATGACAATATATTGCAATACACCATCTAACGTTGCTTATACGTATGTAATTGATACATACACTTGGGATGCTGCAGCAGATAGAGGAAGAGCTAAAGTAATTGGCGATCCAAAAGGCGATGGTGTTATTATTAACTCTACTTTTAAAATTTTGCCAACGATTAAAATTTCAGGAGATGGTACTGGAGCTACTGCTATTCCAAGAATAGTTAATGGTCAAATTACTAATATTGAAGTTTTAAACACAGGAAAAAATTATAACAATATTGTTGCATCAGTTATTGATCCAAAGTTTGATTTTGATCCAGATGACGAAAACTCAATCGATGTTCGAGCAACGTTAAGACCAGTTCTTTCACCGTTTGGTTATCATAATTTTAACTTGATAGATGAAATGCATTGCAGACATGTTCTGCTTTACGGTTATATTACCGAAACTGATAATAATAAAATCGGTAAAACTAATAGTTATTCTGCAATTGGTCTTATTAAGAATCCAACATTTACGCCAGATCCTGATACAGCAAACACAGCATCTCCTAATGTGTTTGATAATAGAATTGCAGTTGTTACTGATGATTATGGAAAATTTGTAGTAAATACAATTGTTACACAAATAGATACAAATAATAATGTACTGTTTTCTGCTCGAGTTCATGACATAAAAGCTTCTTCAAATACGGTGTATTTGTGCAGTTATATGGGACCTCAACAAAACATTGCTAATAATGACATCGCGCTAGATTATACAAAAAATCTTGTTAACGCGACCGGACAAAGAATACAGATAAATACACCAGTAGCTAACAACGTTATTGAATCAAGATACACTCAAAGATCCGGTACCGTATACTTTATGGAAGACTTCTTTCCTTTAACAAGAGAAGAATCATCACGCGAAGAATATAAATTGGTCTTGGAATTTTAAGGAACTCAAATAGATGCCTATTAACACAAATTTAAATATTGCACCATATTTTGATGACTTTGATGTCGAGAAACAGTTCTATAAGATCCTGTTCAAGCCAGCTTATGCGGTTCAGGCTAGAGAGCTAACTCAACTTCAAACGATTCTACAAAATCAAGTAGAGCAATTTGGTGACAACATTTACCAAGAAGGTACAATCATTAAAGGTTGTAACTTTACGAATCTTAACGGACTAGAATTCGTAAAAGTAACAGATAAAACTGGGTTTGACGTGGAACAATATGTTTCAGGCCCAAGTACTGCGATCATTGGTGGTATCTTAACAGAAGTTGATGTTGTATACGAAATTCAAAACTCTGCTGGTCTAAAGGCTAACATTATTGCAGCCAGCCGCGGATTTGAAACTCGTCCGCCAGATCTTAACACGTTCTTTATTAACTACTTGAACACTAATAATTCTGTACAAAGATTTATTTCTGGTGAAAACTTAACAATCACAAAGTACGTATATAACGGTTCACTTCTTGTTGCTGAATTACAAGAAGGCGGCGATATCTCTGACCCAGATTGGAATATTAACGTTACATTGCAAACAACTCCAACAGGAAAATCCTTTGGTATCAGATCATCTGCTGGTGTTATTTTCCAAAAAGGTCACTTCCTTTTTACAGCAGACCAAACATTAATTGTTTCTAAGTACACAGACCAACCTGATGATTTATCGGTTGGTTATGAAGTAGCAGAAAGTTTAATTAATTCTTTACAAGATAATAGTCTATATGATAACGCAAACGGTTCGCAAAATGAAAACGCACCGGGTGCTGATAGACTTAAAATGGTTCCTCTTCTTGTAGTTAAAGATACAGCTGTTGCAGACATCGATCCAACGTTCTTTACATTAATCAGATACCAAAACGGTTCTGCCGTTACCCTTCGTGACGTTACACAGTTTAATTCTATTGCCGAAGAAATGGCAAAAAGAACTTATGAAGAATCTGGGAATTATGTTCTAGATAGTTTTAAAGTTGATTTAGATAGAAGAAATGATCAGTTAACTGCACTAGTTGGTAAAGGCACTGCTTATGTTAAAGGCTACCGCGTAGAAAATGGCGGGTTAATAGATTTTACTATTGACCAAGTTTCTACTACTGCTATTCAACAGAATCAAGCTACAACAGTTGATTACGGATCTTATTTAGATATCGTGGATATTAGTGGCACAGTAGATATTAATTACGCGACTGTTGATTTGCAAAACTCGTTAAGTGGCAAAATTGGCGAAGCTTATGTTAGAAATATTACTCCAACTAAGATTTATCTCTTTGGCGTAAAAATGGTTTCACCAAACGCCTTTAGCGAAGTTGTTAGAGTTGTGGGTTCATCTGGCGTAATCAATGTTGCTTCAAATTCTAAAGTTAAAAACAGTTCCAAGTCAGCAGTAGTTTTTGATAGTGGAACACCATATGTTAAAGAAATTACCGATGCTATCGTACCTCTAAGAGCACAAGAAGCTGTTACAATTAACAGTAATCAAATTGTTCTTACTGCAGGTATTGATGAAGATTTTGGTTTAGATCAAAACGACATCTTAGTTGTTGATACTTCAAATACACTTATACCTGTACTATCAGTAGCAAAAAGTTTAAACAACTCAGTATTAACTATTAATCTAGATCCTGCTGCGGGTGCAACTGGTGGCGGCGACGTTTATTTTAATAAGCGTCTTACAAATGCTACATCGCATAGCAAAGTTTCAATAGAGCCGTATGTTAAAGTTAATTACGCAACTGCTACTACAAAATACAGTTTAGGTTTTCCTGATGTATATAAAATTATTAGTGTTACTACTGGTCCTGGCGGAACAGATTACACTGATAGTTTTAAACTTAATACAAATCAAACAGATCATTATTATGATATTTCATATATGGAATACATTCCTGGTCGTCCTCAACCAGCAAATGGTCAACAATTAGTAGTAAAATTAGGTGTTTTCCAAATTAATACTACTGCTGGCGAGTATTTCTTTACTATTAACAGTTATCCTATTGATGACGATACACTTGTTTTGCCTGCTGGATTTGTTAGATCTTCTGATCTTGAATCATATAGAGCTTCAAACGGGTCAACATTTATTCTTAGAAACAGTTTTGATTTTAGACCACACGTAGATAAAGATCCAGTAGTTGATTACACCGATCTTACTATTTCTGCTGCTGGTATTGTTACAACTGGTGTTGGTGCTTATAATAAAACCTTTAGTGGTACATACGCTATTCCTGCTTTACAAGCAACTGTAACTTCAGATATTGAAAGTTACTTGTCTCGTGTTGACGCAATTGTGTTTGACTCTTATGGCACAGCTCAATTGTTAAAAGGTGAGGAAGCACAAAACCCAGTAACACCAAAAGCAAGTGATGACCAATTAATTGTATCAACAATTTTTATTCCAGGTTATCCTGCTCTATCTCAAAAGGAAGCTTCAGAGCAAGGCAAATTCTCATGCGCAGTTCAAGTAAAACCTAAAGGTACAAAGAACTATACAATGCGTGATATTGAAAAAATTGAAAAGCGTATTGAAGGACTTGAATACTATATCAGCTTAAATCAATTAGAACAAAGTTCAGAAAATCTAAACATTTTAGATGAAAACGGTTTATCAAGATTTAAAAACGGATACATCGTAGATCCTATGAATGATGCTAAACTTGCTAATACAGAAGATCCTAACTATAAAGCTGCTATTCACTTTGATAAGAAAATTCTTACACCAGCACTAAATACATTTCCATTAGATTTAAAATATTCTGCAGGATCCGGTGCATCTATTTTCCCAAGTGTTAGCAATCCAGAAATTGCGTCTTTAAGCAGAAACGCTAATGTTAAATTAATTGGTCAGCCATATGCAACCAATTTTAGAAACTGTGTATCTAACTTCTGGAAGTATGATGGTAATGCTCAAATTTCTCCAAGCCATGATATGGCTCATGATACTATTCAAAATCCAGTTCCACTAGAGATTGATTTAGTTTCAGTATTCCAAGACTTGCAAGAAACACTGCCTATCACCGGTACAAACTGGGATGGTCCAGTTGTTAACGGCCCATCTACATCAATAATGGTGGGAAGAACTACTACAACAATTACGCCAAGAACACAATCTGGTACAATTTCAAGTCTTACAGTAAATGATGGAAACTCAAATGCCGTTGGCGATTTCGTAACTAACGTTGAATTCCAGCCGTTTATGAGATCAAGAGATATTAGAGTGTTTGTATCGGGTTTACGTCCTAGTACAAGACACTATTTCTTCTTTGATGGTGTTGACGTTAATGCGCATGTTAGACCTGGTGATGCTACTGCTACTGATGCAAGAAGTGTTCAACCGGTTGGGCAAAGGAATGCTGCAGTAACAACAGATGCTAATGGTGTTTTAAGAGCAGTATTTACTATTCCGCAAGGTCAATTCTTTGTTGGCGATAGAGTATTAACAGTAGTAGATGTTTCACAATATTCAAGTATTGATTCTGCTT